GAGCCGCTGGAAATGTCGATGGAGAACAGGTCGTACTCGGCAACCGTCAAGGGCGTCGTGGTGAAATTCGTGAACTGGTAGCTGGTGAATCCGGCCACCGCGGCTGCCACTGTGTTGCTCGTCGCGAAGATGGGCGTGCCGTTCTGGTTGATGGTGAACGTGAGCGGGATCGGTGGCGTCCGACTCTTTGACCACTACCACGCACACGTTGAAGCTGCCTGAGCGGGCTGCCGCGTAGATCAGCGCCACGTCGGTTCCCGTGGCTCCCGTGTTGATGCTGAAGCCTATCACGGGGGGCGTGGGGGCGAATGTCTTCTTTAAAGACTCGAAGAATAATACCCATCCTCGAGCCAGTTGCCCCTTCCATCCGCTGGGCCACGAGCTGAAGAAATCAGTGGTCGTTGGTACCAGCAGGATCGGCGTTGCAGTGGCCGGGTCGTAATTCGTGAGTGACTTGCCCGACAGCTTGGCCACGGGTTAGAGAGTCCCAGGCACGACGGTCAGATATGCATTGGCCAAGGTGACATCGATTCCGCTGGCCACCGACTGGGTGCTGTAGGTGTTCCAGCTTTGGCCTCTGGTGTCCGATGACATGAGCGTCATTGAGACACCGGAGCCGCTCGGCTGCCAGTCCACCAGCGCCCAGATGCGGTCGCGACCGTAGCCGAGACGGTTGAAATAAATTCTTTGGAGCCCGGTCACATCGCAATCGCACTCAAAGCGGAAGTAGAACGCGCGTTGATTTTCCTGGGTTAAATGCGGTGCGATTCGAACGCGGTAGATGGTGGTGCCGTTGTCGTTCAGCAGCGTTTCGTCCTGCACGTAGATGTTGCCGTTTTGCCAATCCTGCACGTAGTGCTTCTCGGTGTTGGTGCCGCCCAGCGCCGCCACGGCGTGGAAGCTTTGCCGCTGCCGATTCCAGACCGGAAAACCATTCGCATCGGTCGTGCCATTCCAATAACCCCGCTGATGCCATGTGCCGGTGGTGAGATCGTAGGCCCACGTGGCTCCTACGCTGGGCGTGGCTTGCGTTGCGCCCGCGATCACGGTGCTTCCGCTCGGGAAGTGCACGACGTAGAACTGATGGCCGCGATAGATCTCGGTGTAGGCTATGGCGTCTTCAACGGTCGTGTACGACGCCCAGGCGATTTCTACTGCCGCCGTCGATATGCGTTGCGGGCGGAAGCCCACCGCGAGGAACGCCAGCCGGTCTCCGCGCCGCACGTCGCCACCGATGAAGGCCAGGCCTTCCGAGAGACGCGCCACGCTGAAGGGAGCCGCGCAGCCGTAGTGCATGATGGCACCGGGGTCGGGGGAAAACGGAGTGGCCGCCGCGCCGGTATCCTGGAACACTTCGCTCGATTCCAGATCCCCGAAGGTATAAAGCTCCTGGTGATCGGCTTGCATCGCGGCCACGTTGTCGGGGTACGAACTCTTCGAGAAGTAATCCAGCGGGTTCCACTGCGTGCCGTCTTCGTTCGCGGAGAACTGGATCTGATTCGAATCCGGCGCATTCGCGAAGAAGTAGCCGTCGAGAAACGCGCCCTGGAACGCTTTGAGCTGCGCGTAGGGTGCCGCGTAGAGCCACTCGATACCTTCGCCGCCGGTGGATCCGACAGTGCCCCAGCTTCCGCCGCCCTTGGCTTCGCCGCTGCCGTTGACCGAGATGATGACTTGCGACTGGACGATGAAGCCCGTGCCGGAGGTGATCTGGATGGTTTGGCCGACATCCGAGGCGTCGAAAATGCCGCCGCTCGGCCCAGTCAGGAGAGTGTCGTCGGACCCGTCAATGGCTAAATCGAATTGCTGGATCGAATAGTAGATTGGTTGCGCGCCGCTAGCCGCTGTCGAGCCATCCGAGGCCATCGCTGGCGATGAAGAGTTGGTTGCCGTTGGGGAAAAACTGCGCGGGGTTGCCGTCGTTGCCGATGTACCCGTGGTCGATGAACGTGGGGGTGCCCGTAAGCGGCGCGCGCGTCATCTCGTAGGCATGGCTGCCGGATGCCAGGAACAGGCGATGGTCGCCAGGCCAGAGGCCGCGGCCAGGGCCAGTAGGCGCGGTGCCAACGAGCGCGATGCCAGGCGTGCGCACCAGGCACGCAGGGCCTTTCTCGGGGCTGCCAGCGATTGGCTCGCTGTATCTCCCCATGAGCAGTTCTGAGGAAGCCGCTACGGATGCCAGGGTGGACGAGCTGCCGCTGGTGAAGCTATCGAACTTGATGGCCGTTCTCCTTCTCTTGCTTCGGCGCGCAATCGCGGCAGTGCTCGCCGGTCCATCCGCGCCGGTCGGCTTCACGCTGCATGCGGCTGGGATCTTCGCGCGTGACCATCGCGCCGGCTACGCGCCGCACGACGAGCGCGCGGTGGCCGGGGATCACGATGCGGCGCTGGCAGCGGGCGCAATGCAGGTTCAGGTTGGCAGGCATACGGTTAGTAACTCGGCAGAGTGCCAGTCATGTAATTGAAGTCTCCCCGACGTGAATTGCCGTCGGTGCCCCAATCCGCGCTCGCGATCCTTGGGCTTTTCACGTTGTTCCCCTGGTATGCTTTCATGGCGTCTCGCAACAGGATCGGGAGTTGTCCAGGCATCTCAACTTCGTAGGCGTCCACGAGCGCACGGGCTAGCGTAAATGCCAGTGCATTGAATGCGGCCGGAGGAGCGGAAAATTTCACGTTGATGCTTTGGAACTGGCTGAGCGTCTGCCATGTTTCGAGGCGCAAGCCAAAAGCGGCAGCCGGCACTGGCCACAGCCAAAGCGCGCCGGAATCCCACGACGTTTGATACCACAGGTCGGTCGGCACATCGGAAGTTATCCCCTTCACGGACTTGTTCGCCCACCATGCGCTGTCGCGGAGGTTCAGCGGCAGATCGACGTTGGTGTTCACGTTGGGCGCGGAGACCGGAGGCGGCCCGAAGCCCGTGAGCACCAGTGCGGCGCTGTACGTGTAGACCTTGTAAACATTAGCTTTCGAGCGCACACTGAGAATAGGCGCGCACGGTGAAATTGACTGCAAAAGTGAAGCTCGAAGGCGGCGACAAGCATGCGCTTTTGCGCACGCTCGAAGCCGCCAACGAGTGCGCCGACTGGATCAGCGAACAAGCATGGCACGCGAAGACCTTCGCCCCGTACTCCATCCACAAAGTGACCTACACGGAGGCACGAATCCGCACAGGACTGACGGCTCAAGTGGTGATCCGCGCCATCTCTAAGGTCGCCGACAGCTATAAGCTCGACAAGAAAGTCCAGCGCACGTTTCGCCCACACGGAGCGATTGCCTACGACCCCCGCATCCTGCGCTGGGATATTGCGAAGCGCCGCGTCTCTATCTGGACCGTGGAAGGCCGGCGCGAGTTTTCCTTCGTCGGCGGCGAGCGGCAATATGCTCTGCTGGCCACGCAGCACGGGGAGTCTGACCTGATCTATCAGCGCGGCGAGTTCTACCTTGCGGCCACCTGCGATGCGCCCGAGGCCGCGCCGATTTCCGCGGCTGGATTCCTCGGAGTCGATCTGGGTATTGCGCAAATTGCGGTGGACTCCGATGGCAGGCAATACAGCGGCAGCCAGATCAAGAGCGTTCGCTGCCGCCATCGCCGCCTGCGCCGGAAGCTGCAAAAGAAGCAAACCCGCGCCGCGAAACGCAGGCTGAAGAAACTTTCGGGCAAGGAGCAACGCTTCGCCCGACACACGAACCACGTTATAAGCAAGGAGATCGTTGCTTGCGCCGAAGGCACGCAGCGCGGTTTGAAACTCGAAGACCTTTCGGGTATTAGGGACCGCGTGGATACGGTTTGCAGACGCAAGCAACGAGTAATTCTCCACAGTTGGGCCTTCCACCAGTTGCTCGCTTTTATTTCGTACAAGGCTGCGCTGGCGGGTGTTCCCTTGGCACTTGTCAATCCGCGCAATACATCGCGGGAGTGCTCCGCGTGCGGTTGTGTGGAAAAGCGCAACCGGCCCAACCAATCCAAGTTCCGGTGTGTGTCCTGCGGATTCGCGGCGCACGCCGACTGGAACGCTGCTCTGGTAATTCGGAGTAGACCGGCCGTAAGCCCGGTGAGGGTGCCCCGCACCCGACTTAGCGAGTTGTGCGAATCGTCGCATGGCTCAGTTAAAAGCCGCCGCCTTTAGGCGTGCGGTTGCTTACCAGGCGGCGGCGGCGCGGGCGCTTGCATGCCGACAGGCACGGAAGACCCAAGGATCTCGGACTGGAGTTCACTAATGGTGACCAGCGCGTCGTTGGCCATCTGCGGCAGCCCTTCGGGTATGGGCCGGCCAAACGGAATGCAGAGAATCAGCGCCAGCCGGTTCACAATGCAGGCCGCAAACCCCGGAGCCAGGTTGATGGCGTCGGTCAGGTTCACGAACTGCACGATCTCCCGATACATCCAAAGCGAGACGTTGCCCGCCGCCGGCATGGGCGTGACGTAGATGTTGCCAGTGGGATAGCCGTTGTCCCACAACAGGCTCTGCACGTACAGCCCGACGCGCGTCTTATCGCGTATCCCCATCCACTCTTCGGCACTGACGATCTTGGCTTCGGTCTCGATATTGTTCGCGTCGATGGTGGACGCGCTCTTGATCTTCATCGGCCGCGCCACGTTCCAGGTTTGGCCGGTGCCGAAGGTATACGAGGCCGCGCCGGATAGCGCGCCCAGGTAATGCAGCAGGCCCGAGCGGCGAGAGCTTCTTGGCACTCAGCGTGTCCAGGTCAAGGTTGGCCCACAGCAGGGCCAGAGCCTGGTCGTTGGCGTTGGGCGTTTCGCCGGGGGCGAGCGCGCCAATGTGCATCAGCGACATGTTCAATAAGTCTTGGACTTCAAGAGCCATTTATTCTCCAGGGGCAACGGGGCCGCGCGCCGGGACGGCGGGCGCCAATTGGGGGCGGCGGCTGGGCGTAGGCGTGCCGATGATGCCCGACTCGCCGATGGTCTCCATGTGGAGCTTAGCCAGGCCCATCTTGGTTTGCTGGGCGCTGGCAATGGTGGCCTCCGTGAGCTTCGCGCCGGCGAACTGGCCGGCGATGGCCACGGCAAGGTTGAATTTCAGATAGGCGAGGTATCCGGCAGGCAACACCACGGTGTCGCCGATGGTCATGAAGTCGGTGAGCGGCTTCAAGGACCACAGTTCCAAGGACCCGCCAGTGACCGGTGCGGGCCAGAGGAACAGATTGGATATGGGGTCCGCGTAATCGCAGCAGATCCACTCGGCGAACAGGCCGGTCATGGAGCGGTCGGGTATGGCTGAGAACTTCTCGGCCGAGACAATCTCGCATGGCTGGGAGGCATTGTTCGACGCCAGCGTTACCGCGGCGCGCAGCTTCTCCGGTCGCACCGTATTAAACGTGCCGGTCGGCCCCATGGTGTAGGTAGCCGGCCCGGTCAGGTTAAACGTTTCGTGCGTGACCTGATAGATAAGCTGGCCTTCGGCGGACGACGTGTCCACGAGCTCGTTGAGCGCGTCAAGGCAGTCGGAATACTCGTTGGTGGCCATCGAGCGGCCGGCCGCAATCAGGCTGAGGAGCTTGCACGCGGGATCGATGATGTATTGCTGTACGGTCATGGGAACCTCGAAAAACGGGGACTAGGGGCTGGGGGATGGGGGCGCGGGACTACCGCTTTTTCTTCAAAAGCTTGGCGTCGATGACGGCGGCTTCCGCGCGCTCGCTGGCATCGAGTTCGACTTCGGGCGGTTCGCTCGCGAATGCTACCGTCACATAGCCGGCGGCTTCAAGCTCTGCCTGATGCGCGGCGGACGTTGCCGTCTTCACGACGCGCGCCGCATGGTCGTGCATCGCCTTCGGGAATTCCTGATGGCGGTACGGCGCGGCGGGCGGCTTGTTGAGATCGAATTCTTTGATAGTTTTGGTCTCGCCGAAGCGCGCCAAAATCTGGCGCATGTGCTCTAACTCTTCGCGTGTCGGCTGGTTCTGGTTCTGCTGGCTCATTAAATCCTTTGACTGGTAGCCGTAAATGGCAAGCTCGGCTTCCCTGCGTTGTTCTTTGGTGAGATTGCTTCGCCGGACGAATCCGGCTTCGTTGATGGGCATGGTACAGAAAAAGCCGGGCGCGCGTGCGATGCGGAGGCGCGCCCGGAATGGGTCAGTACGCGTACAAATAAGGCCCCACCGCACTTGCGAATGCGGTC